ATGACTGATTTCATGTCATACAAAAGACCAGTGAAATGATTTTGAGAATATCCTTGAGAACGCCACAGTTGGATGTCTTCATAGCAGTTAAATGGTTCTCTTTGATAATCCAAATATCTATGATGCGTACCCCAAAACGGTTCTATCAAACCTTGCTTATACAAAAAAATACTCCACTAAATAATGTGCTGCTATTATTTATCGAGGTGAAAATGCAAATTGGTTTTATTGGTATAGGCAAGTTAGGTTTGCCTTGCGCAGAGGAAGTTGCCAAAAAAGGTTATACAGTTTTTGGCTATGATATATCTGAAAGATCTAGTGAGTTAATCAAGGTAGTACCTAGTATTGAAGAATGTGTTAAAAATGCAGATATAGTTTTTATCGCAGTTCCTACTCCGCATGATCCTGACTATGATGGCCGTAGTCCTACAGCGCATCTCGAACCAAAAGATTTTAGATATGACACAGTTATAGAATGTCTTAAAGAAGCCAACAAGTACATGAATAAAAATCAGTTGTTGGTTCTTATATCTACGGTACTTCCGGGCACCACACGTAGAGAGTTCATCCAACATATTACCAATACACGGTTTGTTTATAACCCATATCTAATCGCTATGGGCAGTGTAGCATGGGATATGGTTAATCCTGAAATGGTCATGATTGGAACCGAGGACGGTACCGAAACAGGAGATGCAAAAGAGTTGGTCGAGTTTTACAAAACAGTCATGGAAAATGATCCTCGGTATGTTATCGGTACATGGGATGAATGTGAATGTATCAAAGTATTCTATAACACATTTATTAGTGCCAAGATTGGCCTAGTCAACATGATACAAGATGTTGCCGTCAAGCAGGGAAATATCAATGTAGATGTAGTAACTGACGCATTGGCAAAGAGCACTATGCGTATCATGGGACCACAATATATGAAGGCAGGCATGGGAGACGGCGGTGCCTGTCATCCGAGAGATAATATAGCTCTAAGATATATGGCAAAGAACCTAGATTTAGGATACGATTTATTTGATGCCATAATGAATGCTAGAGAAATACAGGCTAAAAATCTAGCCCAAGAGCTTGTGAGACATGCTGAAAAAAATAAGATGAGCATCTTTATACACGGTAAGGCCTATAAGCCAGATGTTCCGTATTGTGATGGAAGCTATAGTTTATTGATTGGTCACTACTGCGAAGAACTGGGGCATAAGCCTACGTACATCGATCCTCTAACAGGCGATGACATACAAGGCTGTTATGGTGTTGTGCTATTAGCACATAATAGAAAGATTACCTATGACTATAGAGGTTTCGAAGAAAATCAAAATCTCTATTGTAAAATAGAAAAAGGATCGATTGTTATCGATCCTTGGAGAACGTATGAGTCACCGGCCCACACAGTGATACATTACGGAAATACTAGAAAATATCTTTAGTAGAATTCCTAATATCTTCTTTTAGTTTTGTGACATCGATTTTAAAATCTAACTTCTTGATATCATCTTTATATTCTTGCATGGTTTCGAGAAGTTGAGAAGCTATAGAATCGGCATCACTGTCCCTGAGCTGTTCTTTTATATCTATACGCCATATCCGTCCATCGTGGAACTCGATGTGCATCATTTCTAGATATGCAACCGGCATAGTATTCATATAAAGGTCTTCAAATACCTCCGGCCACTCTTTAACGAGATGTCTTGGCGGTTTAAACAAAGGTTTAGGCACTTTCTACTTCAGCTGCTTTAACTTTTTTCTTTGGCGGATCAAGTTCATCTGCTTGCTTACGTAGTCGAGCTGCTTCTTTGTATAGTGCATCAGCTTGGCTGCGATAACTCTTAGCTAGATCACCGTCTGACAATACTTCATTATCCTTGGCCTTTAATGGAGCCGATGTCGTTGGCTCCGACATATCCTTGACCTTTGCTACTTCTTGAACTTCTTCTTTAGCTTTGGCGTTAGGAGCTCCTGCGACAAAGTTACACAAGTCATCGATAGTACAGTTTTTCTGCTCTGCGATAAGATTGTTTAATTCGTCCAATGCTACTTCGGCATTGATAGTAGGGGTCATAATAACATTATCAGTAGTGACACGTTGCATACGACCGTCTTGACTCAGAGCCTGCAACATAGGACGCCCGTCTGGAAATCTACGGATGTGTAAGATTTCACCAAACTCGAACGATTCTTGTGCTTGATCTGTTTCGACAAGAGTCATGATGCTGTCATGATAGGCATCAGGTAACGTTGCTGTAGGAATAACCAGGGACATGTGAGAATCACCTGGGATAGTACGGAAAGCAACAAGAACTTTCATTCCTGTGTTCTTGATCTTTCCGATGTGTTTTAAACTTGCAGCCATTTTAAGCCTCCTTTTTAGCAACTGATTCTAGAAAGGTATTCAGCTTATTGAAAGTTTTACCGACTGCTTCTAGTTCATTTGCTTTGAACGCTCCTCTTTGTGATGCTATTTCGATGATACTCTTTACTGCTACTAGATCGCTGACGTTAAGGTCAGGACCAGCTGGTTGTTGAGGTGCCTCGGGCTGTGAGCCTGCAGGAACTTCTGGGTTTTGTACTTCTTCTGTCATTGGTTTCTCCTTAAGTGTGGGCATGCCAACATAAAGTATGTTAGCTCTTTCTGGTCTTCAAACGCCACAAAAGTGGCTGTTTTCATATTTCCATCTTTATCTAATGATGGTGTTCTAGTGATAGCGTATCTTCCTTTTAGTTTGTTTTGGATCCATTCTTGAATGTTTCCTTCAAACAGGTCACCTTCATTGATCTTTAGTTTAGAAAAATGGAGTGGAAGAAAGTTTAGCTTTCTTTTCTTTAACACATCGATAGGATTAAGATCGAACATAACGTGAATATTTATATGGTCAGTTTATTGAGGTACTGAATCTTGGCTTAGACGAGATGATAGTGCTTTATTGTAGCCCATTTTTCTTATATCACCACTAAAGAGATAAAGCTCAAATGCTGCTTTTTCTTTTAACACTATGATCTTCCTTTTAGTTATGTAAAACGGTGAATCGATAAACTTGTCCAGCCAAACTAGAACTTGCGGAGTTACTGAAAAATCCTTGGGAAGTTCTATACTGTATGTTTTTATTTTAGCTTCTTCTTCAATGAAATGCAAGGCCTGATCTGTTAGACGTAGTCCGCCTTGATTTTTTTGTCGGATGTTCCACCACCAAATGGGTTTGAAGGCTTTTATTTTTTCTTCTGTAGCCTCTTGATCTGCTGCCTGTAAGAACACCTTGGTGTAGGCATCCTTGAGATCCATCTTATCCTACCTTTTCACCAGATGTTAACTTAAAGACTTCGAAATCTTTAGTCTTAAAAAGTCGATTAAGTTTTTTAGCCAAGTTGATCGCATGTCCTGGATTACTAAATGAAACCTTTTTATATTTGGGTCCGGGATAACTTGCGACCAAGCTACCACTCTTAAGGTTGAATGGTTGGCCTTTATAGAATACTGCCCAGATAGCTTCGCTGTCAAGGATCTGCTCTATTTTATATGTTTCCTTGTTAGCGTACTCTAAGAGTATCTTAGGTTTTGGTCTGCTCATAATATACGTGTTCCTAATAAACCACGTATATATTTATACCTTTTAGAAGCTACCGCCGTCGAACTTTACGTCGATTAATGCGGTAGTTTCTTTTATTTCACCTAATATTTGGTGTATTTCGGTAACAGTAGAACCTAATCTAGAGGTTAGTATAGCCAATTCAGCTGTTAGTAGTCTAGCCTCATCTATAGATATGCGTATGTCTTTTTGTTGTGTCTTTTCAGCAGATACTACACGCTGTATTAGCTTTTCTATAGTAGGAAGAGTAGTTGGTAGTTTATTTTGAGACACTTGACAGTACCTGTTTCATTTCAATGTCGGTTTTATAAGGTCCTCGGAACTCGTACCTTTGTAAGGTAATCATTTTAGGACAGAAGCTCTTAACCCATCCTTTGTCGAATCGAATCACATAATAGCCGGCACAGTAAAGACTTTTACTGTCTTCGCTCTTGGTAAACAAAGGAAGTTTCTTTTTAATATCGAACATGGCATTGTGAGGTGATGTGCTACTAGGATAGCCATGCACCTCTAATGGCTTGGCAGTCTCGGATTCCTTAACTATCTTCGCCACAAAAAAGTTTTTACCGAACTGGCGTGTTAGACTTTCTTTATTGTCGTAGATTTGAACACCTGTTTCGTTACTCATAACAAAACGATTGTCTTCGTTCTTTCTTAGAGTGGCATAACGACTTCCATCTTTCTCGATGATCCAGAATTTATCTTTAATGATTGGTTTTGCATATAAATCTTTCACAGTCGGTCCTCCACAAGTTTTGCTATCCTGGCATGTGTTATCATACTGGCATGGCATTAGTTTCATAGTTGTACCTCGCATTTAACGGATCGGCGTAGCTCTGTGCCTGATCTGCGATCTTTTTTAAATCATATAGACTGCAAAACTTCATCAGCCTAATACCAACCTGGCTGACATTCTTATTTGCAGTTACAGCATTATGGATTGTCTCATTGATAATCTCTTTAATGTCTTCTGGTTGATAACTCAAGTCGATCAGACGACGATTACGCTCATAGTCTTCTAAGACTCTGTGTTCTTTGCCTTCGTGGTCGGTCCATCGTTGGAGCATAAGGTTGTTCCAAGCGAATCCCTTGGCCTTACGGTCTTCAAACGCTTCCATGAGACCAACTTTATTTTTGGTCCCCTTTGTACGCACACCTGGGTAAGCACTAAACACATTGTCGGATGTGTCACCTCGTATACACTTCTCGAAAAGTAACCATTGCGGATCAGGAGCGGCCTTGTCTTGGCCTGTCTTTTTATCCTTGACCTTACTACCTTTGGAATCAAAATAGCCCTCGTGTGTTATGGTTGTTTCAGTGATGCCATTGTATTGCTTGACATTAGGGGCGATAAGTTGTTCAAAATCGCTGTCTGTAGAAATAATGACATGATTATCATGCGGATGATTCTGAATCCAGCCAGCGATAAGATCGTCAGCTTCTAATCTAGGATTTTGTATCACGGTACAGTTAGTATTAGCAGACACAAACTCTTTAAACTTATCAAAGGCTTCCCAAAAGATAGTATCTTCTTCTGCTTCTTTCACAGTATGTGCGGCACGAGCTTCTGCACGATTGCGTTTATACGGCTCGTAGTAGTCTTTACGCCAGCTACGACCTTCTAAACAGAAGATAACATGTGAGCCACCGAAGTCTCTCCATGCTTTTCTAATAGAGTTTAGGGTTATATGGAAGGCCATACCGAGCTTAATATCGGCATCACCGTTGATTACGTGCCTTGCACGAAAGAACGTGTTAGCAGTATCTACTAGAATGTAGGTCATTTGTTGTTCTTAATCACCGTCTGTATGTCCAAAGTCCCAGTTTCCAAAGGACCACCGTAATCACCGTCTACTACGACGTTAGCACAAAGCTCACGGAACCAACGATCGACGATTTCTTCTTCTTTGTCACCGTCTGCACCGTAACCTTCTTGCTTTAATTTTAGCACAAAGTACTCGTTCCAGTCAAGTTCAAAGAATCCATTACGGATATTATCCTTATTTATATGTGTATTTAATACACCGACCCATGGTTCTTTCTTACGAGTAGCACGGTCTTTTGGGTTGAGTTTGGCCAGTTCTTCTTGTTCTAGAGCGGCCTTCTGTGCTTTTTCTGATTCTTCCAATCTTTTATTGGCTTCAGCTAGATCTTTTTCTGCTTTGGCTATGGACTCTTCTAGTTTGTCCAAACCCATCATTTTCTTTATAAATTTTTTCATTAAGTACCCCATTCATTTTTAAACAAAGGTACCTGTAGGCGATCTGAATAGCGAAGTCCGTTCTTCATTGCTAGTTCCGCTACTCGGCGATTATTTAATGTATAAACGCTTTCCACACCACCTACAGGCATCAAATATATAGGACCAGTAAACCCTTCTGCACGATAGATGTCTGCTGTTTCAATCGCTTCTTCTGCATCTTCTTCTGTGGCCACTACAAACTTAAGATATGTATAACCCCAGTTTTCATATTCGCAAACGATCTCTGGACGGATGGCTTCGTCCCTGCTTTCACCTGAACAACTGAGTTTAGCACTTACACTAAAAGTGATTTCTCTTGTGTAATCTGGATGAGGCATGAGCCATTCTAGCAAGTACTCTTTAAAATCTTCACTGATAGGTTGAGTACCATTAGTTTCAAAAGTGATTTCTTTAAGACCTGCCATCTTAGGATGACGCAGTAAATCCGGATATGCACGTTGCCAACCTAACAAAGGTTCGCCACCGGTGATTACCAAGTGTTCATCCCGCCACTCTCCAAACGGAAGGATTTCACAGATACGTTCTGCAATACCATCGCTTGTAAGCATTGGGCTGAGATCTTTAAAACGAGGATCCCAACTAGCGTAACTATCACAACCTGTGCTAAC